ACCAAAAAAGGGAGGCTCATTATCAATATGCCCCCTAGACATACTAAATCAGAATTTGCATCCTATTTGTTTCCTGCTTGGATGATAGGGAAGTATCCAAATCTAAAAATTATGCAGGTTTCGCACAACGCAGAACTATCATCAAGATTTGGTTCTAAAGTTAGGAACCTTATGGAACAGAAGGAGTATAAAAATATTTTCGGAGATGTTAAACTACGAGAAGATAGTAAGGCAAAAGGACGTTGGGAGACCAATCATGGTGGAGAATATTTTGCAGCGGGGGTAGGCGGTTCTATCACAGGACGAGGGGCGGACTTACTTATTATCGACGACCCACACACTGAACAAGATGCAATGTCTGATTCAGCTATGGAACGTGCGTATGATTGGTACGTGTCAGGACCTAGACAACGTTTACAACCTGGAGGCTCAATTGTAGTTGTAATGACAAGATGGGCTGAAGATGATTTGACAGGAAGATTAATCAAGGCTCAATCTGAACCTAAAGCTGACAAGTGGGATGTAATTTCATTTCCTGCAATATTAGATTCAGGTAAACCTGTTTGGCCTGAGTATTGGGAACTAGAAGAATTAGAAAAAGTTAAAGCATCACTTCCAATCAGAAACTGGTCTGCTCAGTATATGCAGGAACCTACATCTGAAGAAGGTGCAATTTTAAAAAGAGAATGGTGGCGACCATGGACTAAAAGAAATATTCCAAAACTACAACATGTTATTCAATCTTACGATACTGCATTTAGTGCAAAAGAAACTGCTGACTATTCAGCTATCACAACTTGGGGTGTCTTCTTTCCAAAAGAAGATGGTAAACCTGCAATGATATTATTAGATGCACTCAAAGGTAAATTTGACTTTCCAGAACTAAAAGCAGTTGCTTTGGATCAATATAAATATTGGGAACCTGAGTCCGTGATCATTGAGGCTAAGGCTACAGGGGAACCACTCATGCAGGAGTTCAGAAGAATGGGGATCCCTGTCATTCCATTCGTACCGTCAAGGGGAAAAGATAAGCATTCACGGGTCAACGCCACCGCCCCAGTATTCGAAAGTGGCCAAGTTTACTATCCAGAAGACGAGAAATATGCAGAAGAAGTGATTGAAGAATGTGCAGCATTCCCTCATGGAGCTCATGACGACTATGTCGACAGCACCACACAGGCTGTGTTAAGATACCGTCAAGGTAACTTCATAGAAATGTTAAGTGACTATGAAGAAGAATTTTATAAAGTTCCGAAGGAGTATAACTATTATGGCTAAAGAAAAAACTTATAAAGATTATTTAAAAGCACTTAAAAGTGCAACAGAATCTACTAAATTAACTAATTCAATGAAGAGTGTATCTTCATTACCTGCAAAAATGACTAAAACTAAAAATAAAAATTTATTTGGGTTAAAAGATACTACTGCTGATTATTTAAAAAGAAGATCTGTACTTTCTGGAGCAAGTAATGCTTTAGCAAAAGCAGGTAAAAGAACTGCTATTGGAAGAATTGCTGATACAGTTTTAAAAGTAGGTTCAGGTCTAGGTGCAGGATATGCATTTGCAAAAAAAGATGAAATCGAAAAAAAGAAAGATATTAAAAAAGCCAAAGATGGAATGATGATTACTAAAGGCGGAGATTACATTAAGGATTTATTATAATGGCAAAAGATAAAAAAAAGAAAATGCCTAAAGCAAGAGACATGGCTATGGGTGATAAGAATATTGTTTATTTAGGAGATCCTTTCATGGTTGATGGTGAGATGTTTGATCCTGTAAAAGCACATCCAGAAGATTATTTAAGACCTGAGGGTGCAGACAATTACAGTACGGGTGGTGATGTTACTGTCACTAAAGGCGGAGATTACATCAAAGATTTAATAGACTAGGAGACTCAGTGAGCCTAGAAGCTTTAAAGAAACAAGAGATCATAGAAGATGAACCTACATCTAATGTTCCTGTAGGAAATTCAGAATACGCAGAACCTTATGAACCGAGCGCCTTGAAGGGTGTAGCGGGACTAGCGGTTGCTGGTGCAGGAGCCGTGGCTCTTAGAACTCCTATCGGTAGAGCCCTTAATCGTATTATGGCTAAGACAACGCCAAAGAATCCCGTATCACGGATCAAGGAACCAGTTGATCAGGTAGAAGAAATATTACAGATTGCTCCAACAAGAGTTGAAAGAGGTCAAGCAATGACTAAACCTCAAATCTCATTACAAGAACAAATTAGACAAGAAGCAATTCAAAAATCAAACGAGTTAAAAAAGATTGCTTATAACAACCCATTATCAAGAGGAGGTTCTACTAATCGTATCGGATCTTCACTATGGGATTACATTGCAAGACACCCGATTTCAGGTGCAAGAAAAGCAGATGAATGGATTAGAGATTTTAAATCTACTGGCCCTGGATCTTTTAAAACAGGTAATCCTGATTTTAAAAGTATTTCTCAAGGGGTAAAGAAAGAAGAGTTATGGGACTCCAACATTGCACAGTTTGATAAACAAGGTAATTTAATAGGTGGCTTTTTAAAAGTCGCTCAAGACAAAAAGATTCCATTAACTAAAATGGATTTACTTTACATCGTCGAAAAAGCTCCTGTGAACAATCTTAAAACTAGAAAGTACATGACTGATGTTAAAATCGTAGATGAAGCAGAAGATGTGTCACGTACTATGAATAATAATTTAGATACTATTAGAGCACAAATCACGGCTATGCCTACAAGATCAGATACACAAACTCAACGATTATCTAGTTTATTAGAGAATATTAATGCAGTGCAAAAATCAAATTTAAAAATTAATGCAAGAATGAATTATAAGTTTAGAGAAGTAGCTTCTGATGACTATGATCGTTTCAGTGCATCGCCTTTCAAAGATTCTGTAGACAGTTATGAAAATATAATAACTCAAGCTAGAAACTTAGGGCTAAATGTTAGTGATGACGTAGCAAATGCAACTAACATTTTAAAACGAAGAGATACAGAAATGTTTAGAAAACTACAGCTACAAGAATCACAAGGCTTTAGACCGAAGTATGGAAACCACTCTGAATATAGAATTAAAGGTGGTGATGAGTATTTTGAAAATGTAGTTTACTATCCTAAACCGTTACCAATGGGTCAATCGCTACCGTATGACTTTAACAGACATTACAGTGGTATTCCTAATCAGATATATCATGTAAGAGGAAGTATTCGTAAGACAGCAGACAATCAAAAGATTCAAATGATTGATGAAATACAATCTGACTACAACCAAAAGCTTAGAGATGTAAACCCTGCAAGAGATAGAGTTGAAAATGCCTTTGGTTCTGAAATAGAATTTTTCTCATCAAATAGAAAGTTAGATGCAATCGTAAACGAGATGACTAACATTACAAGAAAAGGTATGAAGCAAACAAATGCGGACATGAAACGATTTAGAGAACTTAAATCTGATTTTGATGAAATTAAATCAAACTCGATGAACCTAGCGAACATTAATACTAGAAAACAAACAGATGCAATTCCATTCTTACCTTTATTCGGAAAACAGAACTGGGGTGGACATGCTTTGAAAAATACAATTAAAGATGCAGTAGATAGAGGAGTACAGTGGGTTGGAATTTCTCCTGTAGAAAGACTACACCATTTGAAAAGAGATAGGTTTTTAGGGGATATAGAGTTTTATGGAAACAGATTTGGTAAAGCAGGTTTTAAAAACTATAAAGTACTTAGTAAGAAAAAAGATAGAGAAATTTTAACGGATCCTAAGAAAGAAGCAACTCTACCTGCGGAGATGAAACGATTAGCTAGAGAATATAACTCTGAGGTAAAAACAATACCTGTTGCTAAATCAGATCCTGATAAACAGTTTAAAGTAGTTAGAACAAATCAGGGTAAAAAAGAATTTGGTTATGCCAATAATAAAAAAATTGATGAGCATATCGCTGCATTTAAAACAGAAGCAGAAGCTCAGTATTATGTAGGAAGATATGGTGACAATGCTGAAATTGTAAGAATGACACCAAATGATCCAGATTTATTTTATGACGTATATGCGATTAAGATCTCTCCAGATATGATCAATAAGCCTTTCAAAGCTTACAATGAGGGTGGTCTAGTCGTAAATATATTTGCATGATATTATAAATCTGTTATAACAAAAGGAGATAATTATCATGGCAAGCAAAAAAATCAAAAAAGCTTTAGGTGCTGCTTTATTGGGCTTCGGTGCTGCAAAAGCAATGAGCGCAATGGGTGCTGCTAAAAAAGCAAAAATAGCTGCTGCTCAAGTAGACACAGGTGATCTTGGCTCAGAAATGGCTAACGACACTGCATTAGCATCAGCAATGAGAAAATCAATGTTACCAAAAAAGAAACCAATCTCTAAATCCAGCGGAGCTGACTTTATGGGGTATGGTGATACATTTGGTTTAGGTCCATATGATGGAGCTAAAGAAGGTAAAATGATTAAAGCTAAAAATGGCGTAATGGCTAGAGGCTGTAAGCTAGGAAGAAATAAAAGAACTATCATTACATAAGCATGGCTGAAGTAGAAAAACAAAATGAACTTCCTGAAGAAGAAGTTGAAGAACAAGAAGTTGATGTAGAAGTTGAGGGTCAGGAAACTCCAGACGAGGCTCCAGAACCAGAAGAAGATTTTTACAGAAACTTAGCTGAAGATATGGACGAGCGAACGCTTGGCCGTATGTCTTCACAACTTATTCAGGATTATAAAAAAGATAAAGTTTCAAGAGCGGATTGGGAACAAGCTTACACACAAGGTTTAGACCTTCTTGGATTTAAGTATGTGCAAAACACAAGACCTTTCCAAGGTGCAAGTGGTGTAACCCATCCGCTTTTATCTGAAGCTGTAACACAATTTCAAGCGCAAGCTTACAAAGAGTTATTACCAAGTGATGGACCTGTAAGAACAACAGTCATTGGTGCGGACACTCCAGAAGTATCACAACAAGCAGAACGTGTTAAAGATTTCATGAACTATATGTTGATGGAACAAATGGAAGAATACACACCAGACACAGATCAATTATTATTTTATTTACCATTAGCAGGATCTGCATTTAAAAAAATTTACTACGATGAAATCAAACAAAGAGCAGTTGCTAAATTTGTGCCTGCTGAAGATTTAATTGTTCCATATTACGCAACTGATTTAAAAGATTGTGAAAGAATTACACATATTGTTAAGATGTCAGAGAACGATGTTCTTAAACAACAGAAAGCAGGGTTCTATAGAGATGTAGAATTGATGCCAAAGCAAGCTGACAAGAGTCCAATCCAAGATAAGTTAAATGAATTAGAAGGTGTAAAACCTGCTGGAGAAAAAGAATATCAATATAACATTTTAGAAATGCATATTGATTTAAACTTAAACGAGTTTGAAGTCGAGAATGCAGAGAAAGAAGTTAAACTACCTTACATTGTTTCAATAGATGAAGGTTCAGGAGAGGTTTTATCTATTTATAGAAATTACAACGAAGATGATGACACACAATCTAGAAAAGAATACTTTGTACATTACAAATTTTTACCTGGATTAGGTTTTTATGGCTTTGGTTTAATCCATATGATTGGTGGATTATCTAGATCTGCTACTCAAGCATTAAGACAATTGCTTGATGCAGGTACTTTAGCGAACTTACCTGCTGGATTTAAGTCTAGAGGTATAAGAATTCGTGACGATGACCAACCTTTTCAACCTGGTGAGTTCAGAGATGTTGATGCACCTGGAGGAAATATCAAAGATCAATTCCAAATTTTACCTTTTAAAGAGCCAAGTGGTACTTTATTCCAACTTTTAGGCTTTGTTGTACAAGCTGGACAACGTTTTGCAGCGATTGCAGACATGCAAATGGGTGAAGACAGTCAAAATAGAGCTGTTGGAACGACTATTGCGTTGTTAGAGCGTGGTTCAAGGGTCATGAGTGCTATTCACAAGCGTTGTTACTACGCTATGAGACAAGAATTTAGACTTTTATCAAAAGTTTTTGCAGATTATCTGCCTCCTGTGTATCCATATGCAGTTACAAACGCAGATCGATTCGTAAAACTACAAGATTTTGACGATAGAGTGGATGTAATACCTGTTGCAGACCCAAATATCTTCTCAATGGCTCAAAGAGTGACTTTAGCAAACGAGAATTTAAAAATTGCTGCTTCAAATCCACAAATGCACAATTTAAGGGAAGCTTACAGAAGAGTTTATGAAGCTTTAGGAACAAAAAATATTGATGCTTTGTTAAAACCTGAATTACAACCACAACCTGAGGATCCTGCAACTGAAAATGCTAAATCATTACAGATGCAAATGCTAAAAGCGTTCCCTGAACAAGATCATGACTCACATATTGCAGCTCATAGAGCATTTATGGCTACAAGAATGGTTCAAATCAATCCAATGGTATATGCTTTACTACAAGGACACATATCTGACCACATTGCATTGAAAGCTCATGGTGAAATAGGCGATATGGTTCAGAATACACCAGAATTACAAATGCAAGCACAACAAGACCCACAAGGATTTAAAATATTATTTGATTCTATGGTCGCTAAAAAAGTTGCTGAGATTACAATGATGTTAGCTCAAGAAGAAGCTGGTGGACAAAAAGAAGATCCATTAGTTGCATTAAAACAAAGAGAATTAGATTTAAGAGCTATGGATTTACAAAGAAAAGCTATGGAGAATCAGCAAGATGCAGAAAGAAAAGAGATGGAGTTTGAAGAAAGATTAGACTTTGATAAAATGAAATTAGAATCTTCGGAAGATCAAGCCGAAGAGAGAATTAGAATTGCAGAAGAAAAAATAGACTTAGCTGCACAAAAACAAACTTTAAAAAAAGGAGATAAGTAATGGACTACAAAGCAGTGAAAAAGTTTTGGTCAGATTTCTTTAACGATGTTAAAGATTTTTGGAACAAACAGTTCAATAAATGGGAAGATAAATAATGCCTTTTAAATCCGAAAAACAAAGAGCTTATCTATTTGCAAATAAACCTAAATTAGCAAAGAAGTGGGCTGACAAATACGGAACTAAAATTTTAAAAGCTAAAGGTGGTGCAGATGCTTCTCAAGCAGATTTTGGTGGCAATACACCAGGTCCTGGAGATACAGGTGGAGAAGGTGGTTATTCCCAAAAAAGCACAAATCAATTTGGTGGTAAGGGATCAAGTCCAACTAGCACAGGGGGACCTCAAGTTCAAGTTAGAACAGGACCTGTTCAAGTTCCAACTATAGGACCTTTGACTTATGCGTTTAATAAAATTTCACAAGGTTTATATAATGCAAAAAATTTAAAAGATGCTCGTCAAAATGATATTCTAGGTGGCGAGATGTTAACTACAGGTCAAAAAACAACAGGACCTGCAACAATGGCTGGTAATGATAATAACAAACAATTATGTCCCGATGGAACTTATCCTCCATGTAAAACACCGCAATCACAAACATTTGAAAATGGTGGAGAGATTGTGGTAAGCTCTAATGTAGATAAAAGTTTACTATGATAAAAAATAAAAAATTAACAAAAACTGTTCCACCTAAAAGCGGTCCTAATTCACAAGTACCACCTATTAAAATGAACTCTGGTGGAGATGCTTG